TAACATGCATAGACAGCCGCTTTCAAACCATTCTAGTTCTCTATAACCAGAGCGCGAGAATGACCCTGCTCTGTGTGTGTGGCCCATTATACCACTAATCAGTGTTGCCTCAAGACGAGACTTCGCTGTCGCTCCAGCCTGAGAGCGAACGACCGATCCGTGCTCAACTAAGAAATTGTCTTTAAGTCTAAAGCCATTTAGAGGCCAATGTCTGATTTCTAATTCGTCAAGACCCATTAATTTACTTGGCTTTAGAGCCTCAAGAGATCTAAGCGCTGGAGCATTCAACCCAGGATATGTCAGAAGTCTTTCTTCGTGGTTTCCCATTGTTTCTTCAAATTGGGCATTCGGATTAGCCTCTCTAAATGCTTTTCTTATTTGCTTGCCCATGTCAAGTTCTGACTGCAAAAGATCCAATCTCTCTCCTGCTTTATTAAAGCGAGAGATTCCAAAGAAATCATTTGTGTCGCCATTGATGACGAATATATCTGGGTTGATAACTTTTGATAATTCTATTACAGAATCAATCAGAACAGTGTCATGAAAAGGCGCATGAATATCATTTACTCCAAATACAGTAACCCACGTTTTGTTTTTAGGTAGTTTAATAACCGGGGCTTTGCCTTCTCCCCATATTTCAGATTTTGGGATATCGAATTGTGGTTCATATTCATAAGGATTATAATTTAAACTAGAAAAACTATTATGACCCTTTAATCTATCTATTTCTTCCTTTGTGACTCTTAAATATCCTTTGGAGTCTTTAAAGTAAGAAACCGTTCCTCTATAACATCTATGCTTAAGAGCTTTTCTTGTTATTCCGAGTTCATTTGCTGCAAGAGTTAGTGTTAATGATTCATTTTGATCCGTTTTGGTTTGCTTTTCTGTCATTTTGCTCCTATATGTGTGATTACTAGTAGTTGGTTGATATGGTATTTCAGACTATTATATCAATAGTGGTTAAAAGAAACTTAATAAATGGTCATAAAATGACTTGTCCTCGTTGCAAGAAAGAACACGACATCTTGCAGTATAAAAGGCTAGAGGAAATTGAGGAATTTTCACTAGAAACAACCGCAGTTTATAAATGTCCTGTTTGCAGATGGCTCTTTGCCCCTGCCGGTGAAATGCCACATGAGATTTATGAAAATTTGAAAGGCAAAATTGAAGAACTTCTTAAGAAATTGTAAATATGTCTGATACAATTGTAAAAAATATAGAACTAACAGAAGAAGATTTAGACGAATATCTTGATACTCTATTTTTTGCGTTTTCAAAAGGCACAGCAAATGTGAGTCCGGCAGACAAAAAGAAATTGCGCCCACTTTTGAAACATTATGCAAAGATGAAACACCCTTTTACAGCATGTGTGAGAGACAATAGAAAGCGTTTTGGAGCGTTAACAGAAAAATATTGCGCTGTTCTAAAAGATTTGATTGTCGGAAGCACAAAATGGAGAGGTAAAGGAAAGAAATATACTCCGAAAAATCTATCGGAGGAAAATTTTGAGGAATTTCTCGATGAAATTGAAGTTAAAATCCCAGAAGGATTCGGAGAATACCTTTCGGCGCTCACAGAAGAGGATATTGAACTCATGACTCAGACAAGTATAGCAGAAACTGTGTCACTTGCAGGTGAAAATGTTGTTTGGAACTCATCAACCGGCCTTAACTCTATGCGTATGGAGGTTGAGAAGGCTTTGCGCGAAGAGCATCCCGCTTACTCTAACGGCGCAGATGTCGCTTCTTATTCGGAGTATTGGGTTGAAGATATAGCAAATGGCAAAGCGCTTGTGTGTTACAAAGGGACAGATTATTACATAGTCCCATTTTCTGCAAATAACGAATCAGTAGAAATCTCAGATGAATCAGAATGGGTTCCAGTTGAAAGAGCTTGGGTTCAAGCAAATCTAGCACAACAGGAACAGATTCTAGCAGAAATGTTCTTTGAGGACGACGGCAAAGAAGAAACAGACGAGGACGGAAGAGTCTGGAAGACAATTTTGCGCGAAGGCAAGTGGCAATTTTCTCCTGGGACTGGACAAAAGCCAGTTAATAAGCCTATTACCGTCGTTAAATCTGGCAAATCAGATCCCCATAAATTGATTATCTCAATGGAGGAAATTAAAAAGAATTTTGAAGAAGGCGTTATCGAGCATGTAACAATCCCAACATCTCACGCCGATAAAGTTCTTGAAAACACAGGTTTTATCAAATCTCTTAGATTCTCTAAAGATGAAGAAGGAAGAGATACATTAGAGGCTCTACATGATTTTACTGAGCCAGAAGTAAAAGAAAAAGCGATAAGAGGAACTATTGCTAATACAAGTGCAGGAATATTATTTGATTATGTTCAAAAAGAATCTGGCAAAAAGTTCAGATCGGTTCTTGCACATGTTGCCTTGACAAATCATCCTTGGCTGAACGGTATGAAGCCATTTGGAGTTGAGGCATCAGACAATCTAAACGTAATTGCGTTTTCTGAAGAAGAGAGCGCATCAACTACAGAAGTTTCACAAGGAGGTGAAACCGTGTCAACTACAGTAACAGAAACAGCAGAAAGCAATGAGGTCGTGGAAGAGACTTCACCTGAGACAACTTTCTTCTCAGAGGTTGGACTTTCAGCAGAGGAAATCCGCGCTTCACTCAGCCGTCTTCAGGAGGTTGAGGCAGAGAATAAGCAGAACCGCATTGATTCTAAGTGTAAGGATTGGCAGGAGGAAGGCAAATCACCAGCCCTTGTGAAAGAGGCTAGAGCAATTCTCATGTCTGATAGCGGTTCAGTCGCAATCAACCTTTCTGAAGAGGGAGAAACTAAAGTTTTGACTCTTTCAGAGGTTGTTGAAAGACTAGTTGCTGCGGCCCCAAGCAATGATTTGACAGCAAATCTTGCTACTGAAGAGGCGGCAGCAGGAGAAAAGCCAGAGGACGACGCGAGCAGAGAAAACGAGGTAGCCAATTTGTCTCACGATGAAAAGGTTCTCGCCTCTTCGCTTATGTTCGATGAGCAGATGTCAGAAGAACAAGCAATTGCCGAGGCGAAGAGACGCCTTGGTACAAAAAGCGAATAACCTAGGAGGTGAATTAGATGCCTTATAACTACAGTAGATCAGCTTCATGGGTAGACAAAGAGGTACTCAAGTTCCCTGCTGGACTTGACGCAATTAAGTCTGTCGTTCTCGATGCTACCAATTTTGGTTCGCTTGTAACAGATCCAAGCGCCAGAAATGTAGTGCCAGCAGGAACTATTTTGAAGTTCTCTTTGACTAATACTACCCAGTATGTGGCGTACAACGGTTCTGGAACAATCGCAGGAATTCTTAGAAAGCCTATCGATCTAGTCGCAGCAGTAACAGAAGGTGACGCTCCAGCGGCAATGTATTTCCACGGGTGCGTATTTGCAACATCAGCAATCGTAGGATTTACAAACTACGCTTCAGCACTTGTCAACGACCTTAAAACTTGTAAGTTTGAATAAACCAAGGAGGTGAGAAAGAAATGTCAGGATTTACAACATTTGATGTTTGGGATCAGTCTCTATTGACTGATATTATTCGTAAGCCAGCTGCTGGTAGAGCTCCTGGTGCAGCCGAAGACACTTCGCCTCTTCTTGGTGAGCAAATTGCTCCGCTCAAGACGCACCCAGGTCGAAGTGCAAAAGTAAGAGTCGCTGAGATCCTACCATTCGGTAAGGGTCAGTTCAGATCTCCAGATGCGACACCACCACTCTTCAAGCCAGCCGTTCAGTGGGAAGAGAGAATCATCTCTCTAGCCCTCCTAGACGAGATGGAAGCTCTAGCAGAGGAAGAGTGGATGCAACTCAATTCTGCCGATGAAATGATCCGCAGAGCAGCAGGTGCTTCTCTAGTTGATAGAGGAAGAATCCTTCAGCTCAGAAACGAAAGAGCGACTGAGTGGCTTAGATGGCAGGCGTTCTCCGGTGGAGTAACAATTCCATATGACGGAGGAAAGTCTACTCTATATGTAAGCTATGCCCTTTCTGCTGGACACACTCCAGTAGCATCGGTTCTTTGGTCTGACACAGCGAACGCAGATCCAGTATCTGACGTTCAGGCTTGGTCAGACGTAATTGCTGCCGACACAGGTTTCTATGGAAGCAAGCTTCACATGAACCTCAAGACATACAATTACCTAATCAATAACGCTTCGATTAGAAACCAAGTAAACTTCTACTCAAACGGAGCCAACTCTATCCTAAGACCACGAAGACAGGATATTCTTGAACTCTTCCAGTCAGTTTACACTGGATTCGAAATCGTTATTTACGATAACGGCTATAGAGAAGTCGGAGAGAGCGGCGTTGGTACAACTTCGCTAACCAAGTATCTACCAGATGGTTATGTTCTCATGACCACTGACTACACAATTGACGGCACTAACATTGCCGACACACTTGACGGTCAGGTTTCTGTAGGCGCTGGCTATAACTCAGTAAGCATTAGACAGGGCTTCCAGACAGAGGTAATGCTTGATCACATCTCAAAGACACACTTCTTGAGAGCAGCAAGCGCAAGAATCCCAAGACTACTTGTTCCAGACGCATTCGTTTGGGCGAGAGTTGCATAATAAATAACTAAAGGAGTATTTCATGGGAAGATTAATATTGGCAGAAGAAGACACAACGGTTCATATTAAAGTAGGTGAAAAAGTAGAACTACCAGACGGAACATTCTACGAGCCTCATGAGTCAAAAGTTCTACTTGCCGGTCAAACAATCAACTCAGATGAAATAACTGGTTATTTATTCGATTTGGTTAAGCAGGGTAAGGCCGCTGGTCTTGCCCTGCGAACCCAAGCTCAAGTGAACAAATTATTGCGAGAATCAGCAATAGCAAAAGGTGAAATCAATCCAGAGTCAGAAGAAGTAAAAGAAACTTCTGAAGTTGAATAATACGTTACAGGAGCCTTCTAATGGGAGCCGTTACAGATGTTGTAAAAAGAAACGTACCGGCGTCCTATAGGGCGCTCGTTGGAGTAACGAATTCATATGATTATGGAATAGAAGAACTACAGGCTCTCGCTGACTTTGTTCAATTTAAACTTTTTACAACTATTCCTGGGTCTTCAAATGAAGCCTCTCTTTGGGATGCAAATGAATTGGAGTTAATTGGAACGTTAACAACGCTTCAATTCATTCCAGCAGCCATTGATTTTTGGGGAGACGCTTTGATTTCTGAAGCGACAACAGGAACAAACGAGAATGTTACATATTTGGATAGAAGACCAGAGTTGTGGAGAGTTTATGAAAGGTTGGCGCTAAAGGCTCAAGAATTGTCTGCCGTTGTGGGAGTAAATATAACAACAATAAAGACAATGCTGCCAAAGGTTTCATATGGAGACAATGGAAGAAATATATTGATAACTCCAGATCCAATGGACTTTCAACCTCCGTATACAACTTCTAGCGTTGAAGATTTGGTTCCTTGGAGTTATGAGCAATAATGGATTATTCAGGAAGATTACTTTTAGAGGCTGTTCAAAGAGAGGCTTTAATAATTCTTTTCAATGGGTTAAACGACAAAATTGCTTCTTTAAAGACAACGTGGGAGGCTGAAGATGAAGCCCTCCAATATGCGCTTAGCAGAGGAAATGCACATTGGTCAATTGAAGATATATCAGACGACAACTTTTATCCAGGAACGATCCCATCTTTGATAAACGCTCCAATTGAAAGATATCCAAACCTTTGCGTAATTTGTTATAGAGGAATTCCGAAGACATCAGGAGATGACACAGCAGAAAATTATACAAATGTCCTCGCAGTAGAAATAATGGTTAAATCAGGACAGTATAATGGAGATGATTTATTAGACAATTTGTACCACGAACAAGAAGTAAATTCAAGAATTCAAAAAACTCTTGATGCAGCACACTTAACACTATTGGAGAACAGAACTTTAAATAACACTATTCCAGAAATTCCAGCACCGTCTGTTTCAGTTGGAGATATTTTTGTAAGAAGAGAAACTAAAGGTGTAGGTCCAAAATGGCTATGGCAAGGTGGTAGTCTGGAGTATAATTTGGATAAATATGTCAATTTTGTGTGATAAGCAACAGTTAAAATGAAGAGCATTATAGATAGTATTTCTTTAGGTAATCAACGTGCATAGAAGGGAGGTGTATTCTTAAATGTCTGATTTTTTCAGAACCGCTATTAACGATAATACTTTTATTAGAGGTGCCGCTAGACTGCTTTGGGCAGGTAGCACAATCGCTTTCCCAACTTCAATCAGTGACGTTATCAACTTGTCAACATATGATGCGCAGACTGGATGGAACGATCTTGGTGCCACTAAAACTGGTATTACCGTAAGTCATAACAACACCGAAGAAGAGTTTGACGTAGATCAGATTCTTGGCGTTATTGACACCCGCCCTGTTTCTTACGAGCAAGCTGTTACAACAGCACTTGCCGAGGTTAACTTGGAAAGACTTCAGGTTGCTTGGGAGGCTGGTCCGATCAGCACTTCGGGAAGCGAACAGTCTATGGGCGTTGGTGAGCCAACAGTTTATATCAAGCGCAGACTCGCTGTTATCTTCAAAAAGGCTGACGATAAGTTGAGAATGCATGCGTTTAGACTCGTTACAAAGTCTCCGCAGGAATCAAACCTTTCGTATAACAAGACTGGTGAGCAGCAGCAGATTCCGGTTAGATTCAGAGCTCTTGCTGACACATCAGTTTCTGACGTTTACACAAGAACTCAGGTTATTTTCAACCAGACTTAAAAAACCTTATAACCGCGTACACAATGTGGCGCACCCAATTGAATCAGCGAATGCGAACTCTGAGGGAAAAGGCTTGGTAGCCGGTCCTTGGAGGATCGGCTACTTGCTTTACGAGATAAATTATGGATGTAGATTTTAGAATAGACGGCGATGACAATACAGCAAAATTAATCGGAAGAATTCCGGCTATATTGGCGCATTTAATGAAAAAAGCAGTAGAGGACATCGCTGGACAAGTAGAAGACTTCGCTAAAGCAGAAGCGCCTGTCGGTGAAACAGGAATGCTGTCTGAAAGTCCTGTTCAAAGAGATTCTTTTGTTGATAGACAGGCAAGGATTAAAGGCCGATTAGCAAGTGGTAGAGATTTGATTATTGGCATATCTGTTTCTGACAGACCAAGATACGCCAAGTGGGTTCATGACGGAACAGGAATTTATGGCCCAAGAAAACAGAGAATAACGCCTGTAAAGGCAAAATTCATGACTTTCGATGCTTATGGACAATCATGGAGACTGTCTTCTGTAAAAGGACAGCGACCAAATCCATTCTTATTGAGAGCTTATGAAGATGTTAATATTTATTATGTACCAGCACGAATACAATATCTGCGAAGACAGATAGACTTTTTAACATAGGAGGCAAAAGCCCATGTCTGAAAAAAAGACAAAAGATGAAGAAGCAGTTGAAGTTTTGGAGCCAGATGTAAGCCCAAAGACTGTTACAATTGGTGAAGGTGAACTGGAATTAGTGTTTACTCAGAAGCCACTATCTTTCTTTGGAAAGATAGAATTTTTCTCTGTTGCAGGCAAAGCAGTAGAAAAAGTTCTTGAAGATGGAAACACAATCAGCGATCTTCTTGGATCAACAAATCCAGATAACCCTCTTGGTGAAGAATCGCAGTCAATTGATTCTTTCGTAAGAGCAATCGCTGGAATCGTTCAGCACGTTCCTGAAGTGTTGTCTGAACTTTACTGCATCATTCTCTCTGTTCCAAGAAACAATAGAGATTATGTCAAAGCAAGACTAGAAAATGAACTAACCGATGAACAAGGGTTTGAGATCCTTGAGACTTTTGTTGACCAGAACTGGGAGGTTCTAACTGGTTTTTTCAACCAAGGGATTCTACCTCTGTATCAGAAGCTGGCAGGCAAAATGTCGTCATCGGCCCAATAGAGGCATTAGAGGCATATTCAGCAGAGCATCCAGAAACAATAGAAGAACTTAAAGAGTGGCATTGGAAAAAATTTGAGTCTTTTTATACAGCATTTGTGAGAAGAAAGGCTGTTGAAGATACTCTAAAAACAAAAAATGCCATGATTTCTGGATTATGGTCGAATCCTAATTTTGATGACAATAAAAACACAAGGAAAAAGGCATTATTAGATATAGAAAAATCTTATGAAGATGCTATAAATATTATATATAATAACACTAGTGAAAAAGAAGAATACGATCAAGACTTTGAAGACCCATTCTTCTCAGCAATGAAGTTGTCAGATTAGTAGATAACACCTGTCCTGTAAAAGCACGACCACAACTTAAAATACAAAGAGCACTCAAGGTGTTGAATGGCTGACAACGATAACAGAATTAGGGTAATACTTGAAGGAATAGATAAGTTATCTAGTCCTCTTAATAATGCCGCAAAATCTGTTGAGAAATTCAGAAAAGAAATGCGTATGGCAAGGGGAGAATTCCCTTTGTTCGGTGGAGGCTACGCAAAATTAAATGAAGAGACTGGCAAGTTTGAAAGAGTCTTAACGAGAAGCGAAAAAAGTCTACAGTCTTATAATAAAACTTTAGGCGCTCTAGCAAAGCAAATAGATAATGTCAAAAAGTCTCTAACTGGAACACCTAAAAATGCTGAGATATGGGCTTCAGGAATTTATCAAGACCCTGATTCTAAGAAGTTCGTTAGAGCATTAACTATTAGAGAAAATGCTCTTAAGAAATATGTAGAGAGCGTAGAAAGAATACGAAGAGGGTTAAGAGGAACTCCACAAGGAGTTGATATATGGGCGTCTGGAGTGTTCCAAGATCCAGAGTCAAAGCAACTAAGAAGACAACTAACAATAAGAGAAAATCTCTTAAAGAACTATGTCGAGGCTGTTGAAAGAGTAAGAAGAAAGCTTTCTGCTACTCCCGCAAAAGTAGAGATATTTGCAACAGGTGTTTATAAAGATCCTGATACTGGTCAGTTTAGGCGTGTTCTTACTGTCAGAGAAAATCTCTATAACAGGTCACTCGGAAAACTTATTGTTGCCACAAGAAATGCAGCCGCTGCGATAGGAGAAGCTCTTTCTCCAATAACCAATCAGACAGAAGAAATCGCTGATGATGTTGAGGATGGTTTCAGAAGAGCTGCGATAATTTCTATTAAAACAAGCAGAGAAATCAAGAAAGGATTCTCTGATTTTGCGACCCAATTTGGAAAAGCCTTTGCTTTGAGCTCTAAGATTCCTGATGATGTTAGAAAGAACATCGAAGACTTCACTAAGTGGAGACAAGATAAGATCAATGAAATTGCTGAACAAGAAGATAAGGCTAGATCTAAACTTCTTAGAGATCTAAAAGAAGAACAAGCGATAATGATAGATGGCATTAATGAGGAAAGAGCAGAAAGAAGAGCGCTTCAAGATGAACTTAAAACTGAAAAAGATAAAGCCAGAAAAGAAGAATTGCAGGCTCAAATTGATGCAATCAACAAAGAGATTCAGTTAAGAAGAGAAGAATTTAGAATCATAAAGAGAGAGAGATTGGCGACTAATGCCAGAGAGTTCCAGGAGGCAAGAACAACCATTAGAACAACCAGCAGAGGTGAATTCATCGCTGACGCTTTGACAGAAAGCACACAGGCCGCAAGAGAAGAGATAGAGAAACTTGACAATTCTCTTGAAAGACTTGGAAGAAAAGCAGGATTCAATTTTGGCGAAATGGTTAAAGGAATTAGAGTTGGTCGAGCCGGCATTGAAGAAATAACAGAAGTAGTCAAAAATTCAGGAAACAGATTCACTCAGTTTGGTCTAAACGTAGGGGATGCGACTAGATCAATCGGCGCGTTTGTCAACCTTAGATGGCTGTTCATCACAGGCATTGTTTCACTCTTCTTCAGCATCATAATTAGACTTGGTGCTGCGCTCGTCGCCCTCGCTTCAAGTGCAGGCGTAGCGGCAGCGGCGCTTTCTGGTGCATTTGCAGCAGCCGTTTCTCAGTTGGTTCCTGTTGTTGGCTTATTGGCAGCAACAATGAACCGACTCAAACTCGTGATGGACGCTGTTGCACAGGATAATAAAAACAGACTTAGTGCAGAAGAAGATGCGAAAGAAGCGGCAGAGAAAAGAGCAACGGCTGTTGAAAAACTTGCTGATGCGCAATGGAGCCTTAAGTTAGCACTTGAAGGCGTAACTGACGCTGAATATGAGTTGAAGCAATCTCAAGACAGTCTAGCCGACGCTGAAAAGGCAAGAGCGCAGGCTGTAAAAGATCTTGCTGATGCTAGAGTTCAAGCGAAACAGGACATTATTGACGCCAACCTTGAAGAGAGAAGTGCTGCGCTTGGACTTGCAGAGGCAGAGCTTGCTGTTCTTGACGCAAAAGAAAGACTAAGAAAAGAACAGGAGAAAAGAAGGGGCGGAGGCGACGTAGAAGCCGCTAGATTGGCTCTCAAAGAGGCGCAGGAAAGACTTAAGATCGTCAAAGAGCAAGGCGACCAAGCAGAAATTTCTGCCGCTCAGCAGCAGGTTACAATCGCAAGACAGAACCTTTCAGCGATTCAGGATCAGGCTGCTGAAACTGAGAATTCAGTTAAGAATGCTCAACTTGCAGTTGAAAGAGCAGAACTAAATAGAGAGCAGGCTGTAGTAAGAAACATCAGAGCTAAGGCTGACGCTAAGAAGAAGAGAACTCAGGGCATTGAAAACTCTGAACTTGTTGTCAACGCAAAAGAACAATTGGTAGAGGCAGGAAAAGGCGTTGAGCAGGCGCAGAGAGGAATAGTTCTTGCTAACAGACAAGTAAGAAATTCTTTGAGACAAGTAACTGAGGCGCAAAAAGAACTTACTGCTGCAAGAAAAGAAGCCAATGATCTCGATAACTTCAAAACAACTGGTCAGAAGAATCTTGAAGAGCAATTGGCTGACTTTAGCCCTTCAGAAAAGAAACTATTCAATTCATTCAAGCGATTGCGCGAGGCTTATCAGCGAATATTCTCTGGAACTCCAGAGAAAGATGGAATCCTTGGCCCAATAAATGAAGCGATTGCAAGAGCAACTGACACGCTTCTTGAGCTTCTTACTGATCCTAAGATAATTAAAGCGCTAACTGGTCTTTCTGCGGAAATTGGAAAGTCGATTGACGCTGTTGCCAAGTTTGCAATATCGCCAGAATTCAAAGAATTCCTGGTCTTCATAATCGATGAAGGAACAAAGAATCTTCCTCTTGTGACAGATGCATTTATAAATCTAGCGAATGCGTTTGTTGACATCGCAACTGCTGGTGCGCCACTCTTTAGAGATCTTCTTGAGAGATTCACCGGATTCACTGAAACAATTGAAAAGACTACTGGAAACAGAGAAGACCTAGAAGAATTCTTTGGAAGCGCAGCAAAGCATCTTGACGCATGGATTGATTTTGGAAAGGCTTTTGTCGAGTTAATAGTTGCAATTGGCAAAGGCGCTGCCCCATCTGGCTTGAATCTTTTGAAAGACATAACTTCTCTTCTAGATGACTGGAGCCAGTGGCTTAATGACAATCCAGAAGAAACTGAAGAATTCTTTAATAGACTGATTAAGAGTTTCGAAAACTTGGCGGTTGTCATAGGAAAGACTCTGCCGCAATTCGTAAAAGCCTTCTCGTCAGATAACTATACCGCTTTCGTTGAAGTATTCCTTGACGTAATTGTTCCTGGTCTGCTTATAATGATTGAATTCCTAGGCTTGGCATCAAAAGCTTTGTCAGCACTGTTCAATATTCCTATTGCGGGCGATATATTGAAATTCTTTGTTCAGTTGGCTGTTGCTGAAAAAGCGCTGAATAAACTATTTCCAGTTTCACAGAAACTAACTGTTGCATTAAGAGCTCTTGCTATTAAAGGATTTGGAGCGCTTCTATTCGGATTTAACCCACTTAAACTTGCAGAGTTCACAACGATTCTCACGAATTGGACTTCAAAGATTCCAATTATTGGCGGGCTTCTGACGCGAGTTCTTGTGCCAGCAATTAAAGCGGTTGGCATTGCTCTTAGATTTGCATTTGGCCCTTGGGGGCTTCTAATAGCAGCAATAGTGACAGGAATAGTTCTTCTTGATAGGAAGTTCCATTTCTTGAGGCCAACAATTAACTTCTTGTGGAAGTTAATCAGAAGAGTTTATGAATGGATAAAGAGCAACTGGAGATTGTTGGCCGTAATAATCGCTGGGCCGTTTGGACTTGCTATTACATTTATTGTAAGACACTTCAACACAATTAAGAACATCATTCTAAAAGCCTTCAATTTCATAAAACAAAATTGGAGAATTTTTGCTGTGTTGGTAAGCCCAATCGCTCTTGCTGTATTGTTTATTACTAGACACTTTGAAAAGATAAAGAAGATAATTGCAAACGCTTGGAACGTAATTAAACTTGCTGGTCAGAAGTATTATGAAATTTTGATCAGTCCATTTGTCAAGTTCAATAAGTTTGTTATAAGTCTATTCAAGAAACTCCCTGGCGTCATTAAAGATGCTTTGAGTTCAATACCTGGAATCATTGAAGGATTGATCAAGAGAGTTCCTGGAGGAAAGTATTTCCTTAAGGCTCTTGGTGGAGTAAAGGATGCTGCGAGTGGAATTGCTGGATTTGTCTCAAAGGCAACATCTGTTGCTGCCGATCAATTAGGCTTAACTGCTCCAAAAAATAAAGATGATGGTGGATTGATTCAAAAGGGCAACATCGATCTAAGCAATAGAAAGCCAGTCAAGAATAAAGATGGAACTGTAAGCACAATAAGAAGCATTACAATCGGAACAGATAAGGGTTATTATGTAATTCCAACAATTGTCGGAGGAAAGAAAGTCTCTGACAAAAAGGCAATCGAATATTTCTCAAAGACAGGAGAGCATCTTGGACTTTTCGAGACACAAGCACAAGCAGATGCATTTGCTCGAAAACTTCACAACAGAGAGGCTCAGAAATTTGGCATTGGCGGAATCGTCGCTGGTTCTGCTTCAAAGGGAATAGACAGCGTTCCTGCGCTATTGACTCCTGGCGAATGGGTATTGAATCTCAAGCAACAGAAGATGGTAGCCAAGGCATTTGGTATGACATTGCAGCAGGCCAGAGCTCATTTGTTCGGCACAAATACTGGCACGAAGCCCCCTGGGAGCAAGAAGCCAGGATCTTCATATATGGATAGACCAGAATACTTCTCAACCGGCGTAACTCTTGTTAACAGAGAAGATCCAGACGGAGTAAACATTTGGTTTGTTGAAATGGCTGACAAAACATTTGGACAAGTAACAGCAAGAGACGCTAAGAGAATTAGAGAAAGTGCTGGAAGATTTATACCGAATTATGTCAAGAGAAGTTCTGCTGGCTTTACTCAACTCAGACCAAGACCATTTGCGCTTGGTGGAGTTGTGCCAATGCCAGCGGTTCAAAGATTTGCAGAGGGTGGAGTTGTTCAAAGCCCAGGATTTGGCGACAGTAATTCGACAAAGAACATCACACAGAACTTTGAAGTCAAGACGCAAGGCGAAACAGACTGGAATTACGTTCTAAGGTTAGGCGCAATTAGCGCACAAGGGAGTTTCTAATGATAGGAACGGCAATAAACTTTAAGAGTTTTGATGGAGCGACAAACTTTATTATAAATAATAGAGCGACTCAGCCAACACTTCACGCCGAGTCTCCATTTTACTATATATCTGTTGAAGCAATAGAAGGTTTATATCAAGCAGATATATCATATGAGTCTCATCCAATTCCTAACGCAGTCGGTGAAAAAAGTGGAGACGTGTTTAGGCGCGGAAAGACTATTACTATTTCTGGTAAAATATATGGAACAAACTTAGGAAAGTTAGAAGAAGGAGCAGATTTTCTCTACAGAATGTTTGCTGATAAAAGATTAAGAAAATTGACTTGGACAAGAAGAGACACAATTGCTGTTTATATCAACTGTAGAGTGAATCAAGATCTTTCTATAGTCCAAACTGTTTCAGAGGGAAGATATTCTTGGCCTTGGGTTGTCGGCCTAAGAGCTGATATTCCGTTCACTTATAAAGTCTCTGACAACTCACTCTATCCAACGTGGCAAGAATAAAATGGCAAATGTAACAAAAATTTGTATAAAATGCAATATTGAAAAAGAATTAGTTGAATTTGCAAAATCATCTACATGTAAAGATGGAAGAAGAAGGTCATGTAAATCTTGTAGAAATGAGTATACAAG